AACAGGCCTACCAAGCGCAATAGAACGTATCACTCTATTAACAAGACTCAAAAACATTGGATTAAAACACTGATCCATCTTACTGTAATCAGCCGTCAAAATCCAAGGGTCCTTAAAATCTCCTAACAAGTAATCGTGCAACTTAGCAAAATCTGAAGGATCAAGACCTAAAGCAGAATTAACTGCAATATTTCTCTTGAGGTAAGTAGCTAATACGCCCATGAAAAAGCGCCTTTGCAGCAGAAACTCATGAACAGGAGCTCCTGCGAACAACCTCGAGTTGCCTTCAGCAACCTTCGAAGCTAACCTGGGTTCTTCCTTAACCGAAACAACACAGGCAGCCTCATACTCTTGACCAGAACGTATCCTGTCAAGCAAATCATTCAACGCTTCAAACGCCTCAACAGATGGCAACGGCCTATCTGTCAAACCACAAGCAGCCAATTCTTCATCAGTCATACACATGACCGCCTTAGAAGGCTGCAACTGGTTCAACGGATATCCCGCTGCAGTCTGTCGAGTTATTGAAGGTAAATAACCTGCTCCAGAATACGTCCCAACCCAATCCGGAAGACAAATAATAGCATCTTTGCTCAATTTCTTGCACAAAAAACTTACTACTTGCTCCACCTTACTAGGAATAAGAACATCCCTAGCACCAAATTCTCGTAATCTTATAATACCATTCAGAAGTACATTACACTCAGCCCCATCTTTAACATAAGGCAAAAGATGCGCAACATCATAATCAGCAGCTCCATCACATGGAGGTACACGCGTTTTACCCAATTTACCTGGGCTCAACACTTTCCCACCTACAGGAACGGAGTCGCTTTCAAATCGCAACGCATCACCAATACCACCCTTGTGCCCGCCTAAAGCAGGATAACAAGAGTTAAGTAAGGAAGTAAGTGTAAAAGAAACTTCATCAAATACTCTAAAAATACGAAAACCCTTAGACTCATCAGCAGCAACATGCATACCAAGAACAATTCCGCCAACCAAATTATCCCGATTGACTTCATTTATATTGATGTACACAGCACCGCACATTCCACCAAACCCATTTAACCTGGTTTGGCGAACATTTCTCCTCGCAATCTTATATTCTATGCCACCAGTAGCATAATCCACATCATCATCATGTTCATTAAATGAACCATCAGACTCATGAATCTCACCACTAGCATCACGAAATACTTGACGACAAAGACCAGCAGCAACTGTCGAACGACTCAATTTCTTAATGTTATTCTTTACCCCATTCAGCTTAAAAGCATCGAGACAAAGAACAGCAACATCGTCACCTAATTCTTCAATATGGAATCCTTGAACGACTCCAACAGAACCAGCTAACGAAACCGAAATCTTACCATTCGACAATTCAGCACCAAGCCTCTTCACATTACGAGCAATGTGAAGTGGCAAAAGCAACCGGGAATCATTGATCGCAAACGCATTTCCAATCAAAATCTTGTTATTCACAATATTAAAAATACTATCATAAATAACAGGAATCTGTTGTACAGTACGTTGATTCCCAAGCAAAGAAAGTAAAGTATCATCCGCACCCTGAGCATACATCTTATATCCATTTTTGGTTTGAACAGCAAAAAACTGTCTACCATTAACTTCAACAAGAGTTCCCTCAGGGACACATGAACTATCCCCTCTAAACTTATAACGAACAGCATCAGCTGCAACGTCAACGACCTCTTTCGCTTCGACGACCTTTTGACAGATCTTCTTAGCGATAGGAACAGCCGCGACAACGCCAACAGCCAACATCAATAATCCAAGACCAAGAGTCTTACGAGTATATTTAACCACATTCTTAACATAAACAGGACATCCATGTATAGAAAGCGGCCTCTTACTCTCCGACTCCGGT